AAGATGGAGAAATTCGATCGTTCGTGAAAAACTCTCACCCACTACGGGTAAGATAAAAGAATCGGAACGATACGAATCAGAATGAAACGTACCCGTAGGATAGGGAAAGAAGATGACTAGATGTTGGGGATGCCATTAACCCCAAGAATGGTGGAGAAGTCAGCTCCACCAATACATGGGAGAACCCCGACGAAGAAACCGAAGTTTCCATCATCTGCGAGTTGGCGAGTGATAACAGAATAGGAGATCTCACCAGCCGAATAAATTGAGATCTGATTAGGATCGTAGTATCGGCCGGTGTACCCCGTAAAATTGGCAGGAACAATTCTGTTGAGGGTAGATATTGTGGTAGTGTACTGTGGGCACTCGAGTTCAATCCCGCCAGTGTTGATGACGCTTTGTATGGCAGGGGAGCACTGCACAATGGTGCCAGAACCAGTAGGGAAAACATTCGCATCGATTGTGAAGGGAGTGGTAGAGTAAGAAGTGTTGTAGTAAGCTCGAATGGGAGAAGAATTCAGACCAACAGTAGCGTCGCACTCGTTGTACATACGAATGCGCGTCCCTCCACGCCTGAACATGTACATACCACCGAAGTAGCTGAACAGATCAACCCCGAGGTGAGGTGTGGCAGCGTAGCCATTGGGATTGTAGTTGCCCGTATAAGTGATTGGAGAGCCAGGAGGGAAAGTGGGAATCATGATGTTTGTAGGAACAATGTTGAGAATGGGAGAGGGAACAATGGATGTAGAAGAAAATGTCATAAGAATGGAATGACGTTTGAGAAGAGTGCGGAGAGAAAGAATTCGCTCACCAATACACGCTGCGGCGGATGCCAAACCGCCAGAGTTAAGATCGGATGTTGCGAGAGGAGAGTATGCGTCAGAGCGCGTGGCTTCACCTTCGTCTGTGGCTTCATTTTCACCAAGTTGGGGAACAAACTCCTCAGACTGGGATGTGTAAACAGCTACTGGAACATATTTGAGATCGTCAGGTGCAGCGACTTCAAAATCGGGTCCAGCGCTGACTTCCAGTAAGATGTCGAGAGCATTGTAAACGGTGTCTGGCGAGACAAGGGGAACGGCAACTGTGAGCCACCAAGTCCCAAGGATCTCAGCGAACTCTGCATAAGGGCGTGTGTGGGCATAAGGGATCGTGACAGAGAACTCGTTGGAATACCGGAGGTCGAACACCTCGCGGTAAGTGTAATTGGCCTGGAGTGCATTGTAACTGCCTGTAAACCCTGGAGCATAAGAAAACTGAAGTCTGCCAGAATGGAACTCGGTTTTGATCACCTTGAAGGTAAAGGTCACCGAGCCCCGCCAGTAACGAAAGGCATTCGCCACATAGCTCATCGGTGCAAATGACGTGACAGTGTGATTCGTTGTCCCATCGGAGATCGTAGCGTTGGTACAGAGTTCTGTGAGGGCCAACGGCATTGATGTGACAACTGTATCCACCGCCTGGGACTCTGACCAGGAAAAATTTGAGATGAAACAAGGGATTCGCGCAACATGTGCGATAGCCATCTCATCAGTATTGGTTCCAGAGAATCCAGGAAGAACATCAACAGCGTTGTCAGCGAAAAGAGCGAGTTTCTTGGCGTTGTCAAGCCCATCAACATTTTGCACGTGGTTAAATGCCTCAACAGAGATCTTTGAAGAAGGTGTGTTGTTGTTAGGGTTAGACCAACCGAATACGTTCGCCAATCCACCAACGATACTTGCTATCCAAGAAGCTGGTTTTGCGAAAGGAGCAAGCATCGGAACAGATGTGAGCGCGTCAGCCGCCGCAGAAACGGTAGCTGCAACACGCCCAACGGGCCCCGGTCCTGTCTTCGCCAGTTCGGCCTCGGAAATCGAACCGACTCCGACAACAGACGCAACGGCTCGACCAGCTGATGTGACAGCCTCGCTGATACCCTGTGGACGGAAAACTTCAGCTTGTGGAGTAAACTCATATGTGGGGAAAGAAAGCTCAATGTCCTCAAACCAGACCCAGACTGTGTAAGAAACGGTAGAAGAGGCAGTGGAGACAAGAGGAGAGTACACACACATATGAAAATTGCCAATGGGACCAGTGTAGTCTTGGAAGTTGAAGTGGGTGTAAGGCGACACATAAGGCATCTCAAGGATTGCGGAGGTTGTGGTAGAGCAGTCAATCTCAACTCTGGGGGTCTGTGTTTTGAGTGTAAGATTTTGCATGATAATGCTCTCTCGAAGCTTCTGGACTTGTCCATTGGGCACGTAGTGAAGGAGCAACCGCCCTTGTTGAAAACGTTGGGCATTGATTTGAACCTTAACACAGGCCTTGGCACGAAATCCAAGAAAACCTTGCATCTTGTTCGCAAACATGTCGGATGTAGAGATAGCATCTTCTGGTAGGGAAAAGGAGAAGAGTTCAGTGTTTGCGGCCTGACTTGTGGACCAAGATCCGTCAGTAACGCGGATAGGGCGTTGGAGATAGTCAATCAGAGAATGAACCCGATTTTCGTGAAGGTCACGCCTTAAACCAACCGGAAGATCCCGGGGGCTAGGGAAGTGTTTCACGATGACTTTCTCGTCAGCATGGAAGGTGATGTTTTGTTGGGTCGCAGTGTTTAGGTTAGGTTGCGAGCCTGTCATGGAAGATGATGATGAAGCAAGTCGGTGTTTAAACGAAAGGATGACTCAATCCAGACGTCGTACCTGAGTGCTCTAGGTATTGGGGGTTACCCGTCCCACCTTGAACAGTAAAGCTAAATAGCTAAGGACCTTCTCACACGACGCAATGGCTGTTGCTTTATATCTCAGGTTTTGCAACAACAGCCAGGATCGAGGTGTGAGGTCTTGGGCAAGCTTCAAAATGTCTCCGGCTCAGCCATATGCACGCGCTGAAGCGTGCGATACGACATTATCGGAGGCATGTGTTCAATAAGCTTCGACGAGGCAGCGGCAATGCGCGGGGCCCACTCATCGAAAGTAGACTGCTCATGGAACGACAGCTCTTTGAGAGCTGTTTCGACATTTTCGATCATGATAGATCGTGGATTGATCGTGTCGTGATACCAGTAAGGCATCTCCAAGATTACAGATAGGTCAAGTGGAGCCAGATAGCGGTGCTGGTAGGCATCCCATCTAAATTCTCTTTTGAGGAACTCGACTTCTGAAAGGTCCCGAGACACCGGAATGTCCCTGTCATCTTTTGTCTCGAGAGTATATTTGTACCCCAGCTCCTTCATCGCAGTCGTGATGGTTTGCTGGTTGAAGTACTGTATTGCTTCAGGAGAAATGTTGATGACATTGTCGTCTCCGTAGACTAGACAATATACATGTTTGGAGAACTCAGGAAGACCAGCTTCCTTAAGTGGATGGCACAACATATACGCTTGAATGATCTTGTACATGTTGATCTCACCATTCATGCAGGTCGTGGGAGGTGTGCCGGATGGTTCAGGGCCATTCCAGCCGTAAACCACATCGCGCATGATATGGATGGAGTTCCACATTTCAGCGCCAAGTGTTTCACGAACCAGAGAGAACTCATCATCGTACCACCTGTTTACATTGCGAATAAACGCCTTGATATCAGGGGTGCTATGGCACGTGTCAAAGCCTGAGTAGTCGCCAGCGATGACGTGTGGGCCCTTTTGCTGCAGGGCCCGAGCAGCGCGATCCCAGTCTTCACTGTGGACATCGACTCCAATAGCCGAGTTGGACACGATGCGTTGGCGCATCATGAAGGCGATAAAGTCAAGGAAGAACATGCGGATCGCGATGGTGAGGGGAAGGGGACTCGCGCTCACCAGGCGAGTTTTCACATCTTCGATTTTCTTGAGCTTGCGTCGCTCATCTTTGAGAGTGTCAACATAGATGTGGAGATGTCGGACACCTCTCTTGGCGTCCGCCACTATCCGCTCGACATCAGCTTGGAGAGCAAGGCATCCGGGTCGTGTAAGATCGTAATCGTCTCCAGTACCAAAGTACCAAGATTTACCCGGATATCCAGGAACTGGCCTGAGGCAGTGTGGATAACCTGCACTCGTGTTACGAGGGATCGCGTTGAGAAAGGGGTCTCCAACGACACCAAGTACAGCTGTTGCAAAGTCAAAGACTCGCGGAACATGTCCAGAGCGCCGTTTGAGGTCGTGGAGCGTAGCAAAGCGAAAATCCACGGCCAAAGCGAGAAGATCGAGATGGTGAGGGCTCTTGAATGCTCCATAAGTAGATACAGCCCTGTGAAGAGGATCAATGAGAACCCCATCACGAGTGACCGGTCTGAGAACCGCTGGAGCAGTAGTAGCCACGCCCCAAGCACCAAAGAGATCAGACTTTCGAAGTGAAGTAGGAGGACCGAAAATGGCCTTTTGCGAAACTCCGTAAAACACGAAATTGGTGCCAGTAAGGGGAAAAACTCCGTCAGAGAAGTCCATGAGGGATGCCGGAGCAAATCCCGGATCCTCCAGAAGATCTTCCGTGTCTTGGATTTCTGGATCTCCCCCTTGAGGATGATAGCTTCCGCATCCTCCTCTTCGTTTTGATTGGGGTCCTCGATATGCAACTTGATCACCCTGGGGGGCAAAGTGTTCACCATCCAGAGGTCCGCTTGAGGTCGGAATCGCTCCGACCCGCCCGCGAAAAAACAAGGAGATCAACTCCTCGACATCTTCACGAGAAATGACCGATGCGACACCGTTCCCAATTTGACTCCCAGCGACGTGTAAACCAAGGATTCTCCCAGAACTAGGGAGTGAACCTGAATTAACGAGCACAGAGCCACAGTCACCCGTGGTTGTTGGGATCTCATATATCAGGGTGCGGTCAATGATGTACCGTCCTATTTCAGATTCTTCACCGTTAACTTTGAGGTGGTCGACAAAGTCAGCATCAGCCCACTTTTCAACATGCCCTCCCATAAGGTTGGGCATGAGTAAGCAAACGCGTCGTGAGTCTTGCAGCTCCATCTTACAGATAGAGTCGTGTTCAACAAAATATTTGGTGATGGATGGGAACATTGGCAGGGTGTTTGGAAGCTCAACCGCAACAATGTCTTGCGAACGAGTGGTTTCTGTGGTCTTGTACGTGAGCAACTCACGGGCAGTAACGACATACGCCTTCGTCAAGTCATCCAATGGAGAGCCTGCAGGGACGAGATGGAATTTATAGTCTTCATCAATAGACTTGTCAGCCAAGCGACGTTCGATGCTCTTCATGAAGTGCATCGGGAACATGATAACATGGCCACCAACAGCAAGAACGTGTCCAAACTTCACCTTGCCCGCGGCATAGGGCTTATCTTGGGCATCTGGGTCTGACCGGAGTGTAAAAAGATTGCGCTTGATCAGCCGCGCAATGATTTGCATGGCATTCTCATCGACAACACCTTCAGCACTAAAGTCTTCCCATGAGCCATAGCGTTCATCAAGCCGTCCTTTCAAGTTGGCTGTACGACGTGCTCGTTTGCCGAGTTTCTTGGCCTTCTTACCCTTGTATTCTGATTCGAACTCTTCAGAAATCTTGGGAAGGGGGATGGGAGCCGTTGAGAAAGGCTGCAGGTACTTTTGCGCCAATTTTCCCATCTTGAGCTGGTTCTCAACGGCTAGACGCTCGTAGTGCTTTCGCTTTTCAGCGATTGCATCTTCTTGCGCCTTGCGACGTTTTTCCTTCTCTTCAGGGGAGGTGTATTTGGCTGGACGACCACGCATTCCAAGTAGTCCTGTAAGCCACGTAGCGATCACTGGGATCGAAACCATAGCTATGACTATCTTGACCTGCATGTCTAAGTACTGCCACCAAACTGTAACGAACATGTATGCTTGGAGGAACTTGCTTTGAATCCACTGAGCCTTTTCCTTGATCCATTCCTTGAAGTCGAAAATTAACGACTTACAGGTGCGCATCAAATCGAAATCGTGGGTGGACAAGTTCATGGTCAGATGGCGAGCACGCTTGAGGATCTGATCACCTTCATGGCACTTCGACAACTTCACCATTGCGTTAGTGAAATCAGTCTTAGTACCAGAGGTAGCTGCGTCATAGATCTTGGGCTGCTTCTCACGAAGAGCGCGAACAAAGTCAAATGGATCTACAGGTTCGTTGAAGTTGAACGCTCTGTAAATGGGGATCCAGTCAACAATGTCACACTTGAGGGCCTTGTACTCTGAGATGTCAATCTCGGCCTCAAAGAAGTTGTCGTCGACATCGAAGAAGCTAGGTGACAATTTCTTGACACTGGGAGTTTCAAAGTCGGATAACTCGCCCATTGGGATGGGTTTCGTCTCCTCTTCGTCGGGAGCATCATCTTTGGGACACGTACGAATGTGGGTCATCTTGAGAGTTTCCTTGAACAAGCCTTGTGGTTTATACTCCGCGGTGGCGATACGCTTGATCTCTTCGAGGTAGGTTTCAGCCTTTGTCACGTTGTTTTCCAAACGTGCAACGCAAGCGTCAACAAGTTCCTCCCAGGTCATAGTCTCGCGCCTTTCTGTTTTACCAGGAGCTACAAAGACGTGCCTAGAGATCTCGTAAATGTCACAACGGAAGTTGTTGCCAAGCATGGCTCGATTCAGTCGACGATTTTCAACGCCACTGGCTGCGCCTGGAATAGAGAACTCCTCTTTTGGATAAAATTCAAGAACGAAGTCGAAACGACGCTCAAGAGCTTCAGGACACATAAGGGAGGCTGGTTTGAAATGTTCCAGGTTAGTTGTGGCAATGACCATCTTCGAAGTGAAGTGCATCCGACCTTTCTCCTCCAAGTTTGCCACATGGAGAGGATAACCGAAAATTCCTGCACAACGAATCAAGTTCATGTACTCATCGTCAGGGTTGCCAGCCACGGATTTCGCTTGACCGAAGTCGTCGAACATTGTGGTGAATTGGCCGGCATAGCCGTCCCAATATTGCTGCTCCGCATTTCTTGGGTAAAAGAATTGTGAGTGATTGTTCTGAAGAGCAATGAGGGAAGGCTGGTTGTGTTTCTGGAAGTACCGTGCCATTACTTGGGTTGCAAGCATTTGAGTAGCATAGGTTTTTCCAACACCAGGAGCACCACGGAACAAGATAATGAGAGGTTCCGTCCGCACGCTGTTTGCAAAAAGATTGGCATTCTGATAAGTGATCAAGAGCTTCTGAATCACTTTCATATGGCCTTCAACTGCAGATCGGATACGTGCGAACTCACGCGCGTTGTAAATGCGCTGAAACTTCAAACCCGTAATGTGGAGGTGGCTCACTCTAGTGGCGCCGTCAAGATTGAGAGGCAAAGTACCAGCAAATGCATGCTGAGCCAAAGCTTCAACCTCATTGCACCATCTATCTACATCTGGGATGTTGGTTTTGAGCCAGTCTAATTTGTCCATTCCTAAGAATTCTGTGCGGACAAAGTTGACGATGATCGTGATGGACTCGTAAGCCCATGTAAGAACCTCAGAGAGTCCTTCCTTGGCCTTGCCAATAGAGGCAATGGATGTGACCATCTTGGTGATAGCTGCGGAATTGTAAAAATCCCAGGATACAGCATTCTTCATAGCAAGAACACCAAGGAGTAACTTGAGAATTGAGTCAAGCACTTCGGGAAGGTCGCCGCCTTGCGGTTTGAACTCTTCATCGCCGAAATACTTCATGATCCTCGTGAAAAGACCCTTTGTCAGAGAGTCAGTACAGTCGGAGAAATAGTCGGAAACGAACCAGATCGCTGCCGCAAAGGAAGCAAGTTTGAGGCTGTTAAATTTGTATGCCACAAGCAGAGAAATGAAAAGAGCAACAAGTAAAGAAATTGAGCGGACATGTTTTTGTTTATCCTGACCATCTGCGGATGCAGAGGTTGAGAACATTTTGGAAAGGTCCATCGAGTGATCGACCTTGACATTTTGTAGTCCAGAAAGAGCAGATAAAAGATCGGGAGAAATTTCGAGCATATGTACAACCTTACTAGGTATGATCTCTCTCATCTTGTCAACGAGTTCATCTGTGAAGATAACCTCGTGCGAGAACTTGGTTGGGAGAGAGTCGAGGAGACCCTGCGGTTTGAAAACTTCGCCATCACCCCTTAAGCATGATAACGGTTTGTCCTCTAAGAGGATGTTAGTGAGGCGGTTCACGATATAGCGGATGTCACTAGGTGACAATGCTTCTGGGTGGTTTTCAATCCGGTGGATCGCGTCTTGGGTGTGAACATCAAGACGATGCACATGTGCATTGTGCGTGTGGATCATTCGATTCATCTTAAACAGTTGAATCTGGTGCACAGTGGACGCCACTTTGGGTGGAACAAGTGTGGCGTTAGAGTCAGTTCGAGCCCAACAATGGAACTCACGGAGCTGAGGAATTGTGGGGAGGAGCGCGTTCATACGACGCTGTTTTCGGATTTCAGCGTGGAACTCTTCGTCTGCGGAGAGTGGTCGTTTGAGAACTGCGCGACTGACGTGGGGTCGAAGGTTTGTGATAACCTGCGACATGGGAGGGTTTGGAACAACTCCCGACATTGGACGTCCAGGGAGATGCCTGCCAGAGAGAACAAGTGGCAAACTCCAGGAGGGACCTGAAGGGTCCAATGCAGCGTACTTGTTTTCTTCAGTAAGAGGTAAGACAAGACGAGGGACGTGGTGGACATTGAATGTGTTGGAAACTTCCAACCACGTTGATGCGATATCTCCAAAACTGAACAGGGGTTGAGATAGGAGCTGATCGCGGAGAGCTTCAAGGGAACGGATGCTCTTGAAAACACGGGCGCACTCTTCTTGTAGGGCCTCATCAAGAGTATTGAGGTAAGCCTGTCTGTGTTGGTTGAGTAACGCGTGGTGATTGAAGATGGCGGTGTTGAGGGCTCGGAGCTTGCGCACTCGAACAGCGTGGAGGGTCTGGGAAGGGACGAAACGAGGCATGGTTGGGGTGGTAAGCGTTGTAGGGGAGTTGTACAACAGCTGCACGTGTATGCGTATGCTGAACAGTGTAGTCTTCAAGGGGAGATTAATCCACGCCTTGAACTAAAGACTGAACGTAACGAAAAGTGACGATAACTAGCTGAGGGTGCAAAGGCAAACAATCGGAACACAGAACGCGGGAACTCAAAGGCTCAACGTAACAGGGAATAAATCAACCCGGAACGCAATAGAGCTGCAATGAGTAACCTGACCGGCTGTGCAACGAGAACTTGCTCGATGACTAATCCAAGTGCTTTTGGGCAATACGATGTTCTATTGGATTAATAGAACAAAGGCAACATCTTAG